TGATTGACACGTTGGACGCAGTTGACGCCGTTCCTTCTGCGTTCGAGTCGCTGGGGGATTTGGTCCCGTCGAATTTGAGCTTGAACCCTTCTCCCTTGAAGTTGGGATTGAACGGATCCGACTCCGCTTCCTTGTTCAGTTGGCTTTGCTTCACCCACTCGAACTGACCCGTTTCCAGGTTCATTCGATACTTGCCCTGAGCTTCTCCAGTCGCGGGATTCGTGTCCACCGCGGTTTCGTCTTCGCCAAAGATTCCAGCGAGGAAATTCGCGACCTTGATCATGACCTTGGCAAGCGTCACGAGTGCCCCGCCAAACTGGGGTGCAATCTTTGCGAATTGGTCGACGAACTTCTGCACTTCTGGCATCACGTCCAAGAGCTTGTTTTTCAAGCCCTCGATCGTCGCCGTCCACTTCTCGCCGCTCGTCTGGAGCACCTTGCGCTCGTTTTCTTTTTCGCGGTCGAGAGACGTGCTCGCCTCCATGAATCCGCGAATCAGACCTTCAACGGCTTCCTTGCCCTTGTCGCCCTTGCCAGCGTCAGAAAACGCCGGGAGGTATGCTTTTACGAGCTTTGCTGCTGGGTCAGACAATCCCAAGGCGCCGATCTTTTTCGCGTCGCCTCCAGTGTCTTTGAGGATTCCACCGATAAGGCTTGCGACGTCGCCGATCTGACCTTCTGCATTCAGGTACTTTTTCGAGCCGACCATCTTCTGCGACGAGACTTCGTTGATCAAGTTCCCGATTCCGGTCATGAGTTCATCTGTCGAGCCAAACCCCTTTCGACCGGATTGCAGAAGCGCACCCATGCTCGCCATGCGCACGTCGGTATTCCCGGCAAGGAACGCAGCGGGAGCCGTGAGACGACCGCCAAGGCGAGCTGATTCTTTCAGCGGAACGGAGCCCATGTCACCTTGCGCAAGCTGCGTAAGCAGCAGCTTATTGATCTGCTCACTCGTCGCATTCGGATCGAAGTTTTTCAGGCTTGCCGCGAACTCGGAAAGCTGCTCTGCGTCAGCGCCGCGACCCTTTGCCAATGTGCCAACGGTATCGAGCAAAGCGAACGATGTCTTTGCGTCGCCCGTCAAGTCGATCATCTTTCCAGCCGCCTCGAAAAGGACCATCGGATCCATGTTGTGCTTGATTCCAGCGGCTCTTGTTTGCGCCTCGATGTCCTTCGCTTTGATTTGACCTCCAGCGGCGTTCTCCAGTTGCATCGCCGCTGTCTCCAGCGCGAAAGCGGGCTTGATGACGTCCGAAATGAGATAACCGCCAAACTGCTGCAAAGCGTCCGACGCGAAATCGATTGCGCCTTTAAGAGCGGAGACGGCTGCCACTGCCAATCCAATTGGACCAAGCGCAGCAGACATGCCAGCTCGTGCAGCCACCTGAGACGCTCCGCCAGCGATACTTGAGATGCTTGGCCCCGAAGTGATGCGAGAAATGTTCCTAGCTGAACCGTTTTCGCCGAGAGCACGACGAAAAGAGTCACCCGCGCTAGTTGTTCGTTGTCCGCGCGAAGAACTATCACGAACACGACGACGCTCGTTTGCCTCTTCCTTGATGGCACGAACCCGATCACGTCCAGCACGACGAGCACTCGATGCCGAGAAAGAATCCAGAGCAGCGATCGACTCTTGTACGTCGCGGAGCGCAACCTTTACTTCCTCGACGCCTTCGTGCTTCAATGCAACTGTGATCGGGTCCATATCTTCTCCGGTTACTTTGAAGCGGTCAGCTTTGAGACGTGGTGTTTTCTTGCTGCATACCAGACAAGCAGTTGCCCGTCCGTGAGCTGCACAAGCGGGAGGCCATATACATCAGAAGGTCGCTCGCTTGCTCCAATGAGAGCAAATCTAAAGGGGCACGGCTGCCCCCCTTGCCCAGCACCTCGATCCAAGCGTCCATCTCCGGTTGTGACAAATTCGAGATGATCGGACCAGCCTCCGCCTGAGTCCGCATGTAATGACTCACCATTACTCCTTGTTCGTCAGTGGTGAGCTTTCCAATCGCTTCAAGGGTTGGAAAGAACGCGGAGAATTTTTCGTGGTTGACGGTGCACACGCCACGCTCGTCCGGCTCGCACTCGTGAGCTTTTTTGCAAGCTCGGAAAAGAAGCTCACGTGTTGCGCGAGCATTGAACGCCTTGGTGTAGGCTTCGTTTACTTCGTCGATTTTCGGAAGTTCGCCGACGATCTTTTTGTATTGATCACGCGCGTGCTTTTCTGCATTGATGTTCGATAGCGTTACGTCGTCGCCTTCAAGCACGCAGATTGCGACGTTGCCGAGCGGAACTCCGTCGGAGTCATTGCGCGGGAATGGCACGACACGATGCGCGCGTGGCAAGGTCGTGATTTGTGCCCACAAGTCGGTAGGATCAATGTTTTTCGGAGGTCCGTTTGTCTTGTTCATTTCTCGCCCGAAAGGTAAAGCGCGGTCAATGCAATGACGTGACGCGCCAATGGTTCATGTAGCCCGATCGAATACAATGCCGAGTCGACTCCAATTCGTCGTTCAGTTATTCGCAAAGCGGAGCGAAAGCCGCGCCAAAATGAAGCGATGTTCGACGAATGAATCCCCCAGCGACGCATCGCGAGCTGAAGGATTGGGAGTGTGACTTCGATCGTATTCGCCGCGGGCATGCGGCAAGGATGGTAGCAGAAAAGAGCGAAGCTGTAAGGCTAGGTCACTGCCAGTCGGAGGGACCGCCCTCGAACTCGAATTCCAGTTCAGCGGCGTTGTCGACGCCGTGTTGGAAGTTGTCCGAGATGATGAAACCGACGACGGTCAGGGTTTTTCCTGCCGCGAAAACGCTCACTTCAACCTCTTCCGTGTTGTTGATGAACGAGCCAGGATTCAGCTCGAAATCAGCACTCGGAACGGCGTTGCGGACGGTGATCATGGTCATGGGAGCACCGGGCGAGCGCCCAGAATATCCCTTGGCCACGGTCTTCACGGCATTGCCGCCGCTGTCTCGCTTGATCGTGACATTCGATTCCTCGGTGAGGAGGTTCGAGTTCACGTAGACGACTGCTTTGGTGTACGTTTGGACGTTCGACATGATTTACCTCACGCCACTTGATCGACCTTCATGGCCAATTGGTCAAGAATGTCGATGGGTTGAAGAGGGGTTCGAGCGCCCATGCGCTGACGATTTTGCGAATCGCGCAGCACTTGCGTCTGCGCTTTGATCGTGGGCACGTTCTGCAAGAGATCGTTCCCTGCGTACACGTCCGTCACGCCGTCGATGAACGCCTTGACCACACGCGGAGTGACCACGCGCGGACCGGGCGTCGGTTCGTTTTTCTTCGGGTCGTCTCCGATTTCCTTGCCTCGGAACCGGAGCGCGGCACCAGAGACAAGCGAATCAGCGTAACGATCGCAGATGACGCGCTTGTGAGCGTCTCGGATGCGATAGTCGAGTACGGCGCCGAGCTTGTATCGGGTCGTGATGCGCTTGACCAAGTACGCAGAGCCGCCCACGCGCGATGCGATAGGCGTGACACCAGCGTTCAGAGCAGCCATGACTTGACCGCGCGTAGGAGCAGCTCCAGAGAGCGGAGGCTTCACGCGCCAAGGTTCGCCGTCCGCGTCGCCGTAGAAGTTGAAGTTCAAGCGCGGAACGCTCGGGGCTTCGTACAGCATGTAGGCCGCGCAGACGTGAGCCGCGAGTTCGCCCGCGGGAATGTCGCCTTCGAGCTGCCAAACGATTTCGGAGCGAGCCGAGTTGAGCCCGTCGACGATTGCGATCGTGTTCGCAAGCGAGTCTGTCGAACCAGCGACCATCGCTTGACGAATCCCGTTGACCGGAGCCGCTTGGATGTTGATCTGAGCAAGCACCTTGCCAAGGTTTGTCGCGTCGACGTGCGCTGGCACGATGTACGCGAACTTCCGCGACACGACAACAGCGAGAGCTGCTGCCACGTCATCGGCAACGGTGCCTCCAGTCGCCAGCGTAGACGCCGTGGGCGTGACACCGATGCCAGAGCCCGTGAACGGAATGACGCGCGCGAAGTACCGAAGCGAATTGGCACGCAAGCCCTTTTGCTTGGTGGTCAAAGTAACTACGCCAGCGGAGTTCGTCGCCGTTGCGCGCCAATCAAACTTGGCGTTCACTTGGATCACTGCGTTTGCGGCGACAGTGGTTGCGCTGTCACCAGTCACGAAACCGACGTCACAGAACTCGTCGTCGACGAAGATGCGGAGCGTTCCCGAGCTGGTAGCTGGTCCGGTGACAGTGATCGTGCCAGTTGCAGCAGTTGCGCCTACGCCTTCCGCTACGCCGATGGCATAGACGGGCGTGGTTTGGTTCGTGTCGACGAACCGTTGAACAAGGCGGGCAAGTTCGGCGCCATTTCCGAAAAGCAGTTTTGCATCGTCGATTCCGGTCATCGGGATCGGCGTGTCAGGACCATAAAGCGTCGCCGCTGCGCCCACACCCGTGGACAAGATGTTGCCCATGAGCAAAACGAAGTCGACGCCATTCGCCAAGCTCGGGATACCTTGCGCGAAAGAAACTTCCGCGTATTCGCCGGGCACCGGATCATTCGTGGCGAGTCCGGTCAGAACGATGTCAGCCATTGCTGGTCAAACCTTTCTTCGCTTGCGGCTCCGCTTTCCATTGGATGCCAGCGAGTTTCGCGGTCTCTTCATTCGCAGGAAGCAAAGCACCTGCACGAAGCTCTTGCAGATATTCGGATCGATACGGAACCGAAACAGGTTCATCCAAAGGAACCCATCCGCCATTTTTGCCAACGCTCGGATCGTGTCGACGGCCAACGAATCGAAGCGTGCCACCGTCCATCGCCTCGAAATCAGGTACGAGTGCAGATCCAGCGGGCTTGACCAAAAGTTTGTTCATGGTGTTACGTTCTCCCAAGCGATCTCGGCAACGGTCAAATCATCGTCTGGGTTGCCATTGGACGTCGCGATTGTAGCATCGATTCCTTCGAGCGTGTCGAGTCCTGGGTTCTTCTGCTCGCGCTCGACGCATTCGATGGTCAGTTCGAGTGCTGGAAAGTGAAGGTTCGTCGTAAGGTCAGGGATCGCGCCGTATCGAGCCTTGGACACACCGATCTCCATGACGCCACAAGCTGCCCAGACTTCCGCGCCGCTCTGGTAGTCGGGATCGTATCCCTGAATCGTTCGATCAACGATGACAGCGCGAACGCCTTTCAGAATGTGAACGATCTTGTTTGCCTGAGCTGCTGTCAGCGTGGGCAATACGTAAATGAACGTCCACGACTGGTCTGTCTTGTACCACGATACCGTATGATCTTCGACGTCTTCCTCGGTACGATAAAGAGCGAGCAGCGGGAATTTATATTGGCTTGCCGTGAGGTATGGCGTCGGGTCGTATCCGATCATTTCAGCAACGATCTTGCCAGCGTAGTCACTCATTCCAGCTTCAGTGACCATTGCATCAAAGTAGGCACCAAGGTGCTTTTCAAGCATTGCCTTGTAAAACACAAGAGCAGCGGAGAGAATCGGATCGAGAGCCGTTCGTGAAGCGACGAATGGTGACGCAGAGACCGGGAATTCGACTCCACCAAGTTTGAACTGACCGTAATCGCTCATTTCGTCACCCGAGCCAATGAAGAAAGTGACATTTCAACGAACCTCGACTTGCCCATGACCCTTGCCGCTGGCGCCATGAATGGTCGTGCGCGTGCTGGACCCACACGCTTTCTGAATAGCACACGTCCGCCAACCTCGAACCGAAGCATCTTCGCGCGCTTTGCCACGACTGGCCCGCGCCCATCTTCTACCCACCGCGCATGCGGAGCACGAGCCTGTAGCTCGTAACCAGCTTTGGTCTGAGTCACGCCAACGGATGCAGCGACGGAGCCTTTTGACTTGGACTTTGCGACGGATTGCCCCTTGAACGCGGTCTGCATGAGACCTCGATCAATGGCCGAATCCAAACCTGAGATGAACCGTCCAAGCTGCGCAGCGGCTTTCTTTGACTTCACCGATACGCCAATCATGGCGCACCAGTCGCGAGCTTGCGGACGGTCAGGTAATACGAAAAAGCCGAGTCGGACTGCTGCCCGACCTTTTGAAACCACGCGCCCAATTCCATTCCGGGGCCGGTGAGCTTGTAATAAATTTCGCGAGACGAACTGTCTTTCGCGGGATTGAACGCAACTGGTTCGAGTCCACCGGATGAGATTGGGCCAACGGCGCCTGAAAAGGCTGGAGTGAATGGACCGATGCGCATATCGAGATCTTCGTACGTGCCACCGGACGCAACAACATCCTCTTGTTTGACACGACGAACGCCTGGACGCTTGCCTTGAATGACGAGCGGCGTGTCAGTGACGGTCTTGGTCCCTTCACCAACGGTTTGACCTGACCACACGACGACACGCATCACGACGTCGAAACGACGCAATCCAGAATCAGCGAGCAGCACGCGCGCTTCCTCAAAGATTGGGAGGCAGTCTTCACGCAACGCCATGTCAGCAGCCCATGAGAACGGTTCGAGGTCCGATGCTCATTTGGTTTGACCGCGCAGCCCAACCGTCTCCAGTGTATCCGCGTCGACCAAAAACATCGTTCGCGATCTCGATGCCCATCATGCTCGAAAGAGCACCGACAAGCTGGCGAGCCGCTTCGTTTTGAGCGTTCAGGATGGCGCTCGATGACGCTCCGCCCGTGCCGCTCGTAGTGCCGAACTCGACAACATCGTCGACGCTTTCCACGCGCTTGACGCCAGCCTGAGACACGGCCTTGTCAATCTGCGCTGGTCCGCCAGGGTTGCCTGGGTCGATGCCATAAAACGTCACCAGCTTGGCGAGAAGACCTTCGACGATGGCTTGCGCGGGAGCGTTGGCACCGACGAGAACCATCGCGCTTTCGAGACGCGGGTTCAATTGCTGGTACGCAAAAGGGTATCCAAGGAAGAACCGGATCTGCACTTTCTGAGTTTCGCTGAATGCCATCGGACGTCCTCCCTTGGAAAAAAGCCGGGCAAGGGTGGGCGGGGCGAGATTCGCCGCACCCCTGCCCGAAGTCTCATGGACTCACGATCGTGAGCGAAGCGCTGGACATCGACGCGGCAAAGTGCCCATTGAAGTCCGTCTTCAGCTCGTTCGCAAGCGTGCGTAGCGACGCCGTGTCCGTTGCGTCAGCGGACGAAACGGCGTTCGTCGAATCAGCGACGGGGTGAAAAGTCGTCGATACACGATGCAGGTTGAACTTGGCTTTCAGCTCGTTCACCGTCAGGATTTCGCCCGCTTCGTCCACTGGCACGGGGACTGCAAGCACGTTGGTTGCGTCAGCGGCCATGTGCGAACCGATGCCAGTCGTCGCGCTGCATGCCGAAGCGATGTGCGTGACGTACCGAGACCGAAGCGCAAGCACGAGAGCGCTCGTCGTCGTCGCATCCGTTGCGTTTGCTTCCGTGATCGCGGCCGTGGCGTCTGCATGGAAAATGAGACCAGCGCGCAGCTTCAACGCATCGAGTCGTGACGCGTTCTGTTGAGCGATCGACGCGTCCACTTTCAACCCGTCCAAGTTTCTGACATCCATTGAATATATCTCCAGCAAGGTGCAGCGAGCTGGGGCCGACTAGCAGCCCCAAGCTCACCAGTTCACAGAAACTCAGGTGTACGCGACATTCTTGCGCACGCCGCATTGGTTCGGGCGACGAACCTTGAGCTGCGTGTAGATCTTGAGCATCGCCTTGTCCGCGTCGCCCGTCTTCGCGAGAGCTTCAACGCGCATGCCGAGCGGAATGGCGTCGAAACCATCCGTCATGTCCGCGTCCATCGTCTCGTCTTCGGAGCCGAGCATCTCTTCACCGTGCGGCAAGTATTCGACCATGGCTGCATCGGTGTTGAGGTAGTAGATCTTGCCTTCCGTCGCGTCTTTGTCCTCGACGAAGTAGCAGCCATCGAACTTGACAGCGCCAACGCCGCCTTCGAGTTCGACCATACCGTCAGCGCCCATGACCTTCATGGTCTGGTACATGTAGAACTTCTGCGGATCGAACAACGCCGCGACAGCGGTCATGGTTCCAGGACCGACGAGAGCGATGTTCGGCTTGACGCCGCCTTTCTTCATGATCTCCGCAAGGTCGGTGCGGATTTGCTTGAAGGTAAGCGCCGTGGACGAACCAGGGTCGACGACATACGGCTTCCAAAACGCGTTCGCGACTTGCGAGCGGTCGATCGTGGCGTACGTGTTGTTGTCCGTGCCGATGGCGACGTCGAGCCCGTGGATCTGCTCAGGCGTTTGGCCGGTGAGACCAGTGTACAAGCCCTTGTTGATCTTGTCCGCAAGAGCAGCCGAAGCGTTCACGATGTCGCGAGCGATCAGCTCGATGTTGCCTTCAGGCGTACGGCTCGAACGAGCAGCAGCTTTCGCGAGACCAGAGACGGAGAAGTTCGAGCGAACGGACGACCAAGGAAGGATGGCGGAGCTTTGCCCGTCAGCCGCAAAGTTCGCAGCATCCGCGCCTTCCAAGTAATACTCGGACACGGCGCCATCGCTCTCCGCTGCCCAAGCGACGTTCTTTCCTTCGCCGGGAACCTTGCGGATCAACGAAAGGAACGTTGCGCGACGGTTGATCTGGCGAACAATGTCGCCCGCGTAGTTTTGCGCTAAAACGAGAAGCGCAGCAGTCTGGAGAGCCATGGTTCATTTCCTCCGAGGCGTTCTTTCGCCTGTTCAGTCCATCAATTTGAGACCACGCGCCGCGAGAGCACGAGCGCTCTTTTGGGCCGGGGTCAAGTTCTCGTCGCCACCACCAGCGGTCGTTCGTACCGGAGCACGATTCGGCCCGCGCACTTGCGGTTTCTTGGCCATGGGAGCCGGAGCGAACATCGCGCCTTCACCCTTCAGCCATTCGGAAAGTCCTTCGGACAATTCCATGTCGCCGTCTGCATGCTTGAAAGAAACCGAGCCATCTCGATTGACTTTGATTGCGCCATCTGCGCGAAGAACCTTGATTGCAGTCTCCATGGCTTCAGGACGAATCTTGCCAGCGAGCTGAGAACGCACGTCAGCGTACGCCTCTTTTTCTGCTGCCCGTTGGTCGCGCTCTTTCATCTCTTTACGAAGCTTTGCAAGCTCCGCCTTGGTGTCCTCATCTTCCGAAGCGGCTTGACCTTTTGCAGGCGCGGGCGCTGGAGCTTCGTCCTTTTGAGGCTTCAAGTTGAGAGACGACAAGCGCTCATCGAGCATCGAACCGATTTGATCGCCAAGCCCTTTGAAATGTCGTTTCAAGTGACTCGAAACAGCAGCGTTGACCATGTTCCCGATCTTCGGATCGAGAGCATCGTCTCCAGCTTCGTTTGCGGCGTCTTTCGGTTCCTTGGTTTCTTTTGCGTCAGCGACGATCGCCATGATCAGACCTCCGTACCGTCCGCAGGCGTGGGCGGATCGGGCGCAGTGCGGTTTTCACCGTTGGGTTCGTCCGACTTTCGCGCGGGCGACAGCGGCCCCTGCTTTGCAGGAGGCGAAACTTTCTTGGGAGCGGTGCGAATCTCTTCACGGATCGCGTCTTTGGTTTCTTGCGACGTGTCCGACGATAGCACAAGTTCAGCAATGCGGATATGAGACTCAGTGCGGAACGTCTCTGATTCGTCTTCGATGCCAAACTCTTTTGCAGACTTGGCCGCATCGACGATCGTCTCGATGTCCTGAGTGCTGAATGTCGAAAGCCCTTCGATCGAAAACGACAAGTCAAAGTCGCCGCGCGCATTCGACACAAGCTCGAACGTCGCCTCGATCGCCTCACGCGCGAACGTTGCATAGTCGCGCAAGCAAGCGTTTGTCGCTTCCGCGTCTGCCATCTTTGAAAGACCAGAGCGACCCATCGAGCCAGCGGAAGAATCGGCGCTCATTGCCATCTGCTGAGAGACGCGATAAATCTCGTCCTTTTGGCTCTTGATTTCTTCGCGCAACTGAGCAGCGGTAGCTCCGCTTGGCTCCGCCCATGCGAAGGACTCGTCTTTGCCGATAATGACACCGAGTCCCGGTCCAGTCTTCGGCGGGTCCGCACCTTGTTCGAGCTTGAACACGCCCAACGGATAGGCGCCGCGACGCAAGATCCATCCGAGCGCGCACGAGAGGCGGAAGTGTTCTGTCTGAGCGTCAGCAGCGGCGTCCAGGAGCCAAAGCCCGTCAGGGAGACGCATGCAGAGCACCGGAACACGAGAGCAGCCGTGCGAATATGAATCCACCAACGGAACGACGGTCGTGGGCTTCGGTTTTTCCTTGGGCTTGTATTCGATCTGGAATACGTCAACGCGGTCTTGGTAGTAGATTCGCCACGTGTCGACGATCATGGTTGGCGAACCAGGATCAACGCGACGAGTCGAACGCTCGTGAGTCTTCACCCACGCAAAGCAACCATCGCTCCCGGCTTCCCAGTCGAGCACCGAAGCGGTGTCCAGCGACTTCAACCGTGCTCGGTTGTAGCCTTGGGCTTCCCACTCTTGCTCGGACAAACCAAGCTCTTCTGGAGTGAAGCGCGGCATCTCGACAACCCAGAAAGACGACTGCATGACCAGCGCGTTGCGGAAACGATCCTTGAAGAAGTTTGTCAAGTCCGTTCCTTGCCCGTCGCAATCTTCCTTCATGATCGAATAGAACGGATCAAGCTCGACTTGTTCTCCGTTGCGCTTCGCGCGAATTGCGTAATGAGACGAAAACAATGTTCCGGCGTACGAACGAACAATCTGCCCGACATACGGACGATATGAGGCTTCTTTCAGCCTGAGATTGTAGATCGCGTCATTGTCTTGCGGCTGGCGCGGAAGGAACACGGGAAGCATCGAGCGAAACGCTTTGCCGCCTTGGTAAAGGGCGTTGTAGCGACAGAAAGTCTCGACGTCGCAAAGTGGGTGCCGTGTTTGAAGCGCTCGTACGTCCACGTGAGGTGTCATAGCACATCTTTCGACGGTGCGGAGTCAACCTACCATGCCGCGCGGGGCTTGCTTCAAGAGCAAGTGGATACCAGCCCAAACGAACGAATCTAGTCGATCTGGGCTGCTTCCAGTTCCGGGCTGCCATGTCGTCAACTGGCGTTCGAGTTGCCCAAAGTATCCGACGAGTCGGAATCGGCCCTTTTGGACGAGCGGCGAAACCATCATCGCCCGCTTTACCTTGTCGCTTACCGCCTCCACCGCAACGCACGTGATCTTGGTGCCCAAGTCCTTCGCGGTGTCACGAAGGCACTTGCCAACCATCTCGTCACCGAAGTTTTTCTCGTACACGATGACAGCGTTCGGCCACTCGGTTGACGCCATGACCGCGATCCGAGTCCAGTCGTCTGGAGTTCCGCGCTTGGACAAGTCCGCGAACAGATACGCATTGCCATCGGCGCCCAATCCAGCGACAGTGATTCCGCATTCGCAAGCTGTATTCTTGGAGCTGCCAGACGGATCAACTACCACCGCAAACTTCAGAATCGGAACGCCGTTGACGAATACTTGTCCAGCGGTCTTTTTTAGCAGACTCGGGTCGACTCTGAATTTGTTGATCCAATCGCTCTTGAACAATGATCCATTGTCGTCGAGACGGAGCACTCCGCCAAGCTCCTGAGAAGCGAAGTCCGTGTCTTTGTAAATGCCTTCCAACGTTTCAATCGTGTCAGGCGCAAGGTTGCTCTTGTTTTCTTTCGACGTGCCAAACGTCGTGACTGCGCGAGCATGATCGAGAAGCCCGTCAACCTGCAATAAGTTTGCCCGTGGCGTTGTCGTGAATATGGCGCGAGGGTTCGCGCCAAGACGATGACCAGCGACGAACAATTGCCACACGTCGACAAGATACTTGAACGCGCCCAATTCATCGAACCAGGCAAAGTCATGCTGCGGACCGCGAAGACGCTCAGGCTCTTCTCCGGTGTACACGAACGCGGTCGCAATGTGTCGACCGTCTCTCGTGAAGTACAACGCGGAGTCTTGTTTGACAAACCGAAGCTTGATCGGTCCGTTGTCTGGAAAGACGCTAATCAATCCAGACTCGCCCTTGATCATGGTCTGCGTCACGTCGCGATACGTTGGACCGACGAGCGCGATGCGTTTGACCTTTTCAGCCTCTACCAATGCGCGCACGGCTTCCGCCGCGACACGCGTCTTGCCGTATCCACGTCCAGCGAGATTGATCCAGAACTTCCAACCAAGACGATCGGGAACGATTGTCTTTGGTGGCATCAACTGCGCTGGACGTGCCCAGAAGTCCCACTTGTATTTGAGCGCCGCCTTCGCCGCGTTCGACAAGCTATCGTAAAAGGCGCGAGCCTTGCCCGATGCCTTCAACGAATCGGCACGGGACAAGCCTTGCGGCTGCCACGAATGGTCGGGTACGAAGACGGCGCCGCTCATACCGTGGCACCCATCGGCGCTTCTGCTCCGCTCGGCTCTTGCTCCGTAGCGCTCTCCTGTTCCGGCTGCTCTTCCTCGACGATACCAAGCTTGCGCTCGATTTCTTCGTTTGCAGCACTTGCATCTTTGTTGCCTTCCAAAGACTTGGCGAGCTTTTCGATTTCCCATCGAGTAGCTGTGCCGAACTCTTGAACGAGAAGGCCAAGCACGCGTTCGGTGTATCGCTTGTCGTGTGGCATGTTATGCCAAACCTCAGCGATTCGACGACGAAGCCAATTCAAATGGCTCTTATGGCGCGACGCGCTCGCCTCTTTTGGGTCAGCGGCCAACTTGCTCAGTTCTGCAACGCGCGCTTCGCAGTATTCCTCCATGTCTTTGGGCTCGATCTCGAACCCTTGCATGATGAGAAAGCAACGGATCTTGAAGTGGGTGCGGCCTTCGATGATAAAGTCGTCAACCACGTCTCGGTATTCGTCAAAAGCAACGCTTTCGAGATCGCGACGAATTCCGAGCGCTGCGTATCCGCCGTTTGGGGCAGAGAGCAAAGATGGATCGAGTTTCTCAGCCACGCTTGCAATCGCTTTTTTCGATACGTTGTGGCCAGCCTCTTTCAAGACTTCGCGAATTTCGTCGGTCGTTTTTCCGTCGCGAAACATATCCATGATCGCGCGGTCCCAATTCTCAGGGACAACATCCGGTGGACGTCCAGGACCTTTCGGACCGATCTTTCTTTCTCCCATTTCGCCCTCGCCTCATGACCCGTTACTGGGCCGCGTTGAATGAATACGGAACGTTTGCCGGTGAAGGCTCGCCGCTTCCGCCGCTTTGGATTGTCACCTTGACGTCGTGATCGAAGATGCCAGACAGAAGGAACGATAACCACGCCCCGTCGCCGGGTGTCCAAACGATTGATCCACCAATCGAGCCTGAGCCCATGCGTTGGTCGTAGTTCGTCCCGTCCACCTTCATGTACAGACGAAAGGTCGTCTGTACCGTCAGGTTTCGAGCCGAGAAGTTGATCGGGCTAGCAAGCCATTGCTTGTCGTTTGCGACGAATTCGACGAGCGTTCGCTCGTCCGTGTCGTTGTCCGGATGAACATAAACGCCGTCTTCGTCGATGCCATTGAATTCGCCGAGTTTCATCGTTCGTCCACCGTGTAGCTGTATTTGATGGTTCGAGGTGCGCCTTCCAAGACTTTGGATTTGGCAGTCACCCGAAACGGGAACGCCATGTGATCTTCATTGAATCGCGAAACGTTCTGCGTAGCTGCGTAGGTGTACGTTTCATGCAATTGGAAGTTCACGCCGTCGATGGCGACATACAGAAAGAACGCGAATGAGTTTTTCGTGATCTCTGAGATGTCGAAGAAAACTCCGAAGTCGAACGAGACCGTGAGCGGTCGCGAAACCTCGAACACAAGATGCTCGTCAATGTCGTTTGGCAAAACGAAAGTCGCATTGACTGGAATCGGCGCAGACTTGACGTTTGCTGCGGTCGTGGTTCGACGCGTGATGGCACCAGTGTTCATCGACGTGACCTCCGAACGATACCTGGACGAATATCCAGCGACACGCGCACGGGCGTTTGCGTTGTGACCTCATTGGCAATCTCGGCAGGTTTTGAAACAATCTGCGCTTCGATTGGCTCAGGAGGAACAACGATTTCAGCGTCAAGCGTAGGCATTACAGCACCGCCGAGCTAAGAAATGGCAAGTTCACGTCTCCGAAGCAGATCCGGTACGACGCGCCGACCAAGTAAAGCTCTTTTGCTGAACGAGACGACGCATTCCAGCAGACGAAGCCAGACGTTCCTTTCGGTCCGGTTGTTCCGCCAAGCGAAGCGACGCGCTCGTATTCGACAAGACGAAGCAGCTCTTTGGTCGTGTGCGGGTTTTGGCCTGCGTTGTTCGGCCAACCGCCGAACGTGAGCACTGGCATTGCTGCGAACGTTGCACCAGCCAAACCATACTTGAGCCATGCCATGGAACCGGAACCAGTGGCGTCAGCGTTCGTTGCACCGATTGTTCCGCTCGCGAAAGTTGCTCCGCTTGCTGCGACAATGATCGCGGTCGGTTCGTCGTCGTCCACTGTCACGGCACTGAGAGGATCGAGAATAAAGCCGAAGACTTGCGCGCCGTTCGAGTTTGCGGCACCAGCGTACCAAAAACCTCCGGTAGCTGAATCTGCACACCCATAGAGCTTGTACGTGTTGTCGGACGAAAGAATGTTGACGAACGTTGGGCTCGCGTCCGTGCCTCCACCCGTGCGGATTGCTTGATCAGTCGCGGTCGGTGTTTGCGTGGCACCAGGCGAACCGCCAACGAATCCGGCTTGCGCGCTGTACTTGATTCGCCAAACCGTGTTCGTGGTCCCGCGCTGAATCGTTACCTCGCGTCCACCTGGAAGCAGAAGACGCACCCACGCGCTGTTATTGCCGAGCCCCCCAGCGCCGCTTGCTCCGCTCGTTACCTGCAAGCCTGACGCGCTGTAGGTGGTCCCGTCGCTGTCTGCGACTTTCGTGGCTCCAGCCGAGATGAGCATCGAAATGACGGTCCACATTGCTACAGCGCCAGTGGCGGGCGCAGCCCCATTGATCTCTTGCGTAAAAGCCATGGTCAGAGCACCTTGATTCGGAGTTTGAGGCCAGCTTCCGAGCCGACGCAGAAGAGCTTTGCTGCGTCGTCCACGGCTTCCGAGTACACGTCGCCGGGTCCGAGCTGCTCACCGTTGGCAAGCGTCACCGTCGAATCACCGATGCAGACGTACGCGTTCGGTTTCGACGCATCGAACTCGACTTGCACACGAACAAGCTTTGCCGGAGTAGGAGCGCCGACGATCGGCTCCGCTGAGCCCGTTGGGACGTTCTTTGGCGTCTTGGGTACTCCAGCCGTCGACGATGGAGTCGGTAGCGCTGGCGTTCCAGCGACGACGAGTTCGAGACGGGCTTGGTCATCGCACTTGGCGGAGCGCCATTCCCCGTCGATCATCGCGGGCTTGGCCGGGTTGCTGTATTGGACTTGCATTATTGGGCTCCATGGGAACGGGAACGGTCAACCATACCACGGATGAGCGTGCCTGTCATGAAGCGTGGGCGCTCGCTTTGCGTCCAGGTTTTGGACGAACAGTGATGTGCTGAGACGGTTCGTAGAACCTGCCCTCGGTGAACTTGTAGTCGATCCGAGCCATTACGCTGGGAAACGAGACGTGTGCCATTGCGAGCATCTCAGCAGCGGTGAATGTTCCTTGCGCGAACAAGGTAGAGTTTGACCAGAATCCATTGCGCCCACTTCGGTCCCACCATGCGAGCGCCGTCCAGCCATCTCGATGATGCAGAGCATATTCGCCTTCGCGCTGGTCAACCTTTTCCACTTCGCCGACCCAATCACCGCGTCGTGCGTACCGTTTGCCGGGGCATAACGCGCAATCGACACGCGACCAAGGAAGCTCGAAAGAGCCCATTGGTGAAGCCCACACGTCGCTGTCATCCGGTGACGGTGGCAATGCGATATCGTTTTCGCTGACCCACATGTCGTGGCCACGTCCGTTGATAACTCCAAAGTAAAGAATCATGTCCTGCCTCGCTGTCTTTTGTCTTCGTTTGCGTACTCTACGGCGAACCATACGAACAATCCTTCCTTTTCATCCATCATTGTCGCGAATTTCAAAGCGAATACGTCAAGCGGGTCGTCTTTGAGCCCCATTGCCCGTCGACCGCGAACCCTTGCTGCGATCATCTCGTAATACTCTTTCGCTTCTTCGTAGGTCATCGCGAGAGTCGTCAGGGTTTGGGTCAAACCGTCGCGGTTCGAGATAGTCGCGGACCTGGAGCCATTCCAAGTCCGCGCCATCGATCTTGTGGTCAACCAAAGATCAAAAACCCAATCAGAGAGCCAACGAAGACGGTGATCGCACAAATTGTAACTCCAGCGATCGTGTCGTAGGTGTGCTCTTTCTTGGCCACACCAATCAAGTCTTCAGAAGCGCGCATCGCCGTGAGCATGCCAAGCTCGGCTTGCTGGTTCGCTCGGATGAGCGCAATCGGGTCGATGGTCCCATGCTTGGCATGGAAGCGAATCAGACCGCGGAGCACTCGAAATCCGGTGAACGCAAGAGCCGAGATGTATAGAACTAGAAGCATGATGTCGAATACGTTGTGCATGTTAAACCTCTTCAAGCTGCGAGTTGAACCGATTGAACGTTTGCGGACACGCGCCGTTTGTTATGCCCACGCGTCACCACGTTGTAAACGTGGTGGCGAGTAAGCGAGGCGTCGCCAACGTCCGCAAGGATTTGCACCGAAGACGCCGTGGGTCCGAGACGTTCGGCGCTGGCGAGAATGGCGAGCACCTGAGTATTGGTGACCTTGTGCGCAGCGGTGCCGCGAACGGCAGCGTCATTGCCGTTGTCTTTATGCGTCCCGAGTTCGATATGGTCCGGGTTGACGCACAAGGGATTGTCGCACGCATGACGAGCGAAAAGACCTTGGCCGATGATGGCTTGGTGCTTCAATTCCCAAGCCATACGATACACGTAGACGCCGCGAACGATTCCGCGCACGTCTTTACCGCCGCGCGATGCACGAGTAGGGCCGCGCCAATTCCAGCACCCCGACTCCGTTACGTGCGAAAGTTCTTTGATGTCCGAGACCGATTCGATTTTGATTTGGTTTTTCATGATGAACCCCGTGTCTGTTATCTGCGTTTATGTTTGTCTTGGTAGAACCTAGTCCGAACTACCGACAATCAAGTGATGACATGTTGTTCAACCTGCACCATGCCACCCCCATGTGCTTTTTTCAGCATGGCCATTGGCTTCCCCATTGTTCGCTCGATGACAACATCGAAGACACCATCGTGGGTCGTGTTGCACATGATCCCGCGCGCACCCATGGACCATGGAGGAAGACATTTTACGGGCTCATTGTCTCCAGTTGCGACAAGCAAACCAGCTTTTGATTCAGCGAAGAACCGGAGCAAGTTATCTGATACCGATCCGACAAATGCTCGTGTTTTCGGATTCGCATTGCGCCATTGCTCAGGAAGTACGACCCAGAATACGTCAGCGGCCAGAAACTCATTCTGCTCGACGGCTACCCAGCCAAGCGAACGAAACTCGAACAAGAGTCGAGCCACCGACCCACGCTCAGAAGCAGCACCTACAACGCAGACCCTGCGAAGGATTCGATTTAGAGATTTCATTTCACGCTCCAAGGAAGATGAGAAGCAATTGCGGATCGGAACTTGCGCGCTCCATTTCCGGAAACCATATCGGCTGTCTTCTGCCAATACTGGCGACCATGATCGGGAAGCGCTGCGAAGCGTCCGGTTGACCAGTGGTGAACCTTCACCGACTTCTCGACGGGCTCCAGCCCCAAGAGCCAATCGGTGGACACGTGCAAGCAGAATGCAATCGCGGCCAATGCGCGAACATCGACTCCGCCTCCGCCAACGATCGAAGTGATTCTCTCGACAGAGACGCCGGTCAGGTTCGCAAGCTCAGCGAATCCGAATTCGTCTTTGCCGACGAGACCTCGATGCGCGAGCATCGCCGCAAGCACGCGCGAGCCAAGCTCACACGATAAGACCGGGACTGATTGGGATTTCGTTTTGGACATGCATGGGGTGTCCCATACTGGAAACAGAATGCACTGGAGGGATCCCCCTGTTTCTGCTTCTCAAAAACTAGGCTGCGCGAGCATGAACGGACGCATCACACCCGCCTTGATTGCGGAGATGGTCATGTAGCTGTCCGGATCGTTGTCGTTCAGCGGGTCCGTGACGATCTGTCCCATCGGCTCCAGCGTCGAAAGGATTCGATTCGTCTGCGAGACCTTCATCATCCGTTGCAGCTTCTCGAACTCCGTCAGCGTCGACTTCGGAGCGTACGTCGCCCGTCTCGCTTCCCGGTGTGCTCGCTTCGCCTCTTCCTTCAGTTCCTTGCGCGTCTTCATGTTGAACCGTGTTCGTTTCGTATACCGCCGCGAGTCGTTTGCCCTTGTGTGCAGGAACTACGATACCAGACACGACGCCGAAACGCTCCAGGCAATCGAGAAGAATTTTGTACGCCAGCTTCTTAGCAGATATATTGAATGGATCAACTTTTGCTTTTTTGGTCCGTGCGTACTCCTGCACCGTCTCTGCTGGGAGAGCGATCCGACCGTCACGAGAATGGGCAATAATTGCGCCAGTTAGGATCGGGAGTGTGACTTGGATCCATTCAGGAAGATCTCTCACAAGCGACTCTCCGTCCGGCCCGCGAAGAAAGTCGACGCCGAGTAGGCGGAACCGCTCGATCTCTTCAGGCGTGGTTGGATTCAGTAGCAGCGCGTCGCCAGCCTTGGTTCCTTCGCCACGTTCGTGCGAGCCAGCTTGGTAGAACCGACCGGAAGCGAGTCCAGCGTCGAGAGTGTTGAGCAGTCGTCGAAGGTGAGTGAGAGCGGCTTTCCGTTTCGTCGTGGTCAGCTTACTCAGATCTTTCGAGGTGTGCGGAGCAGTCTCAATCCATTGGACCATGCGCCGCTCGGTCTGCTCTCGGGTGTAAGCTCTGGTCAACCGAAGCAGCATGCAGACTTCCCAGAAGTCACGGTTGCGCAGACCTTCACCAGCTCCGTTCTCCAGGATGCTTTCTACCTTCTGCACCCATTCGGACTTCTCTCCACCATTCCTATGAACTTCCTCCCCTTCGTATAACGTCTCCACCCGCTGTGTCTGCGAAGCTACATTCTTGTGAGACTTGCGAGCTTGCTGGTGTAGCTCGCGCATCTCGTCCGCTTTGGTTGGAATCTTGACGGTTCGATACAAGCCAAGCCGATAGTCCTCGTACGCCTGCTGCATCTCGTCTTCATCAAGGTCAGGCTCTTGGAATGGCTCAACGTCATCACTGACCATCTCTCTATGAACTTCCTCCCCTTCGTATAACGTCTCCACCCACCCCGTACGGGACTTCACAACATCCGGGAACGAACGACCAACGGGCACAAGGTCTGAGAGCAGCTCGACTCCGAGCGCCAAGCCGACGTCGCCAAGTGCTGGGTACACGAACTCGCACCCGTGACCAAGCGGAAGGCGAGACTGGCCGTTCGGGCTCGGCAGCACTTCGATGACTCCTGGACGCACTGGCACGCCGTACATGCGCAAGCATTCGGTCACACGAGCCACGTCCGCGCTCAGGCAGTCGCCTTGCTCCGGCGCGACGGTGCGCTCGATGTAGTGCAGACCGTTTGGGCTTGTGATGATGGCTCCAGCGAGCTGCACGCCTTCAGGAACGCGCCCGTTGACCAACTCAGGCAGCAAGACCTCACGCCCGAAGTGAAGCGCCTGGATGGCACGCCAGAGCATCGGGAGCGCTTGCATGCGGTCGGCGCAGCCGTGAGCGTCGGCGTCGATGACTCGGACGGTTGCCTTCGGTCCCCACGTCACCGCCAAGCTTTCCTTGCGCTCCGCGTGACGACGCAAACGGGAAGCGGTCGGGAAACCTGAGTCGCACGAGAACCAGCTCCGGTCTTGTCCTGGTTTCTTCGTGCTCACGCCGCTCTGCGGATCGAACAACTCACGAACCAAGACCTCGAACCCAAACACGCCGTCGACTTGGCGCGCTCGATCATTGGCACGAGCAAAAGCCTCTTTGCGTTTTTGCTTTTTGATGGCTTGCGCGTCGATGATTTGCGTGTCAAACACTTCTCGCCTCGTTAGTTTGCGCTGGTTGAACCTCCCAGCGTTTTTGCCTGGTCAAGGCGCCGTAGCTAGTCCCTGCGGCGCCTTTTTTCATTTCAGCGAGCAACAGACGGATCAAAAGATTCCATCGCCGGAAGAGGTTCCATGGTGCTCGTGTTCGAGTCGTCGAAGCGGTCTGGATCGATCTGTGCGGCAAGGGTCGCCTGGTCTACCATGAGATACGGAACCGGGCCAGGAGGCGGAAGGCCGAGCTTGGCGCACATGTCAGCAGCAGAGATTGGCTCAGGCATGTTCGGGCGTACAGGAAGACCATTGACGTGCGCGTACTCGATCGTCAGCCATCGAATGAGATCCGCTGGCGAGCACCCTGCATGACGTGCGCAGCGCTTCAAGAGGTCCAGTTCACCCTCGGAAGCTTTCATGCCAAAGTAATCTTTCCGACCGCCTTCAAGATGCTTGCTCATTTTCGTAACCTCGAACATGAGTATAAGACCAAAAGTTTAACCGTCAAGCCATCGGTTGAACTTTTTTGAAAACTCCTAGAAAGGTTGCAAAATCGCTCAAAAATGATATGGTCCTGGAATGAAACGCAACCAAGCCGAACCAAAAACGGCAGAAGCTTCAGTCATTGGTGACCACCTCAAAGGCATGCCAGCGGACATGCGCGCACGCGCTCTCGCTCGGTTCGTCGGGATGGTCGAGATTCGCCAGAATGTATACCGGGCAGACCCAAAGCTCGTAGACGTCGCGAAAGTCATGGCGGTTGTCGAGCTGGCGGATCTTGTTCAGCTCACCGCCAAGGATGAGCCCGAAGCTCGGACGAATCTCGTCTTCTGCTTCCCGAGTATCCCGCCGCGCTGATTCCAGCATGTTCGCCAAACATTCCCAGCCAATTGGAGACGGTTCTAAGTGACGAACAATGACTTCGTGATGTTTGTCGTGTACACACTGGCCAAGGTTGCCACGATCAAGCTCTGCAAGGATTGGAAGCTTGTTCGCATGGTTGCGCTTGTGTCTCTGGTCTGTGAGCTTTCAAGGTTTGGAATGCTCGTACTTCCTGACGCTCCAGTCGTCACGGCCACCGACGCAGCGTTGTTTGTCGTTCCAAGCGTCGTGCTCGTGTGCGCGTGCGGTGGATCTGCGCTCGCTGGATTGTCTCTGCTCGGGTTGCCAGCGCTTGTTTCGATGCAGCGCGAATTGCGCGGACAAGTCCTGGTCTTTTTGGTCGTGGCTCTTCACGCGTACGCAGCAGCAGCCGGAACCGTTGCAGAGACGACGAACATCGTCCCATCTTGGGACCGGCGAGCGTGCGTCGCTCTAGCCTTGTGCGGGATTGGGGCCGGAGTATTCTCCGCATCCTGGGCAAACGCGAACGCTCTGTGCGTGATGGCGTACTTGCTCACTTGCACGCTCTATCTCGTCCAAAGCCGACTTGGCAAGCAATAAACGCTCGCGGTTTTCTACAGCGAGACGCTCATTTTCCTTCATGATGGCTCTAGTTCTAGCGACCCTTGCGCGGTCACTCCAGACCATTAAGGTGATGAACGTGGTGTAGATAATCCAAGCGGAGGAAAGGGCATGGACCGTCGAGAGCACAACGACGGAAGCATGCCACGTTTTGGCATGAACGTCACGCGGACGGACGGTTCTCCGTGCGCAGACCAAGAGCCTTGTCGAGCTTGATCTCGATGCGAGCTTGACCGTCGACGAGTGTCGCGTGTCGATCGTCTGAGCGTTGGTGTCCGAGCTTGATCAGGTTGCCGATCTCGTGCATCGCATTCGGGATCGCGGTGCGAACCGACTCAGATGTCTCCATGATCAAAGCAGCCTCAGCGGCGTGCTTCTTGTTCATGAGATCCATTTCCAGTTCGTTCCGTTTGCGGATGGCTTCCGCTTCGGCGCGAAGCTTCTCGGTCCAGATCGGGATCATGTGCGCCATGCCTTTGTACAAGAGCACGACCACCGCGATTCCGAGCGCGGCCCAGATGCCGAACTCTTTCAAGACCTTGACGATTAGTTCTTCGTTCATGGTTCACCCGAGACCGACGACGAAACCCGCCGGAAAGTCGAAGATTCCGGTCACGCCGCGGATCGTATCGCCAGGGATTGCGTCGACGTCATGCTCGGAAGTGACCAAGATGTAATAGCGAGCGTCGGTCGTGTCGACTGTATGTGGCGTCGCCGTGAGGTCGAGCGTAATGTCTCGCCAAGTGCCGCGGAAAGTTCCATCGAGAACAGCCGATTGCGACGCAATGGCGGTCACGGCTCCGGTCGACACGACCTTTCGGTACAGCGTGAAGACGGGAGGTTCGACGGGCAGCGGATTTGCCCCGGTCCCAGCCCCCTTGTGCCGCAGCGTCAACGACTTGATCTTCATTCCGTGCAGGAAATTGCAGTCGAAGGTCAATTCTGCTTCGGGCACTGCCTGCGATGCATACGCATCGCCGCCTGGAATAGGAACCCACGTCGGGGCGCCTCCGAATTCTCCGCAATTCCAGTTCATCGGAAGAGCGCGGGAAACGTTTTCGGTCGCGGTTTGCAGCTTGAACGATGCGGCATTGACCGACATTGTGCAGTGCAATTCGCCATCCGTGTTGCCATCGAGAACGATGACCCCGGTGCCGTCTGCGGAGATTTGAATGTATCCAGATTGCGAATAGAGCGCCGGGCAGTCGACTTGCGAAAACGAGATTTCGCCGGATGCTCCGCGCTTGGCGATACGGTTTGCCGTCGCGCTACTCGTCGCATTGTCGAGCGACTGTTTGTCCGCACTCGACATACTGCCAGCCGCAATCGTCGTCGCGGCGTTGATCCCGATGACCGGAGCCGCTGGGTTCGAGTTGTTCACCGTAATCGGAAGCGTGCCTGAAAGCGTAGGAGAGACTCCGCCAGATCCAGCCGCGCGTACGGCCGCGTTGAACTTCGAAGTCCAGCCGAATGACGCATCACCTTCGGTCGTTTCGTCGAAAGCGCCAACACGCAAGCTTCCGGGGCTTGTCAAGACGAATACGCCAAACCGCGTCGTCAGTGACGAGTCTTTGCGCCCGTTGACGTCGAGACCGCCGTTCACCTCGGACTCGAAGATCAACGCCGCTCCGGTCGTCACGTTCGGGCTCGTGAGAGTCGCCGTTTTCGTGATTTGATCAATCGAGATTCCAGCCGAAATCGTGGCTGCAACATGGTTCTCGTCAGTCGAAATGCAGCGAAGTGACCATGATTTGACGCCAGCGGTGTCAGCGATGGCGATCGTGACAGCGGAGTTTGCAGCAACGTTTACGCCGTTGCCAGTTGTGTTTCCATTTACTGTACAGATGGGTGATGTCATGGTGTTGTCCTTTCAAGCGTCGCTGTACTCGCTGATCGAGTATGTTACAAAAACGTCAGTAACTTCGGAGCTTTGGTTCGCTACAGCGGTGCGTGTAGCCACGATTTCGATGGAGAACGACTCCGTGTCTGTGTTTGCTACCACGTTTGGGGTGATCGTGATCGTGCCAACCGCTGATGGGTCGACGGTGCCTCCGATGGCTGTCCCATTGCGCCGAATCACAACAGACAAATCAGAATTGCCAGTGCGTGTGTACGTCACCGACACCAGTGTCCATCCGTCCATCGGGAATAGTGGGACATTGTACTTGTGCTCAGTATCAGTGGCAGCCGCCGGGATCTGAAACAAGAGTATGTCGGTGCTGCCAATGTATGTGGGCGACTGCGTGGTAATAAAACCGCCAGCACCATCGGAGAATACGACTTCTGCAATTCCAGAAGATAGCGGGATACGCTTAGTCTTGGTTCGTGGCGTTAACTTTAAGCGGTTGGTTCCGCCGACGATGGTCGTAGTTCCGGACATGCTGACGGAGCTAGTGAATGAAGTTGTTCCGCCTACCGACGAAAAGCCATTGGAAAAAGTCGGTACAGCGGTGAATGAAACCACGGCACCGGAAGCCCATGTTTCTGTCGACCCGTTGGCATGCGTGATGGTTGAACCATTTGCAGCGGTAAACGTGCCAGGCATTGACGTCGCGCCGCTAAGAGTCCACGCTGCGCCACTCGCTTGCGCAAGCGATGCCCCGCTTTCGTACGTCTCCGAGGAACCTGACGCGTGCGTGAGCGTTGAGCCGTTTTGGTACGTGTCGGTGCTCGTGGACGTGTGCGTCGAAGCCCCCTGGTAGAAGATCTGCGCGCCGTTCGGGTAGCTCGACACATGCCCCGAGCCGAACGCGATGTCCGCAAGCATGTCGATACCGACGGTCGTGTCGAAAGTGACAGACGATCCGTTCTCGAAATAGATTCTGGAGCCGGTTTTGACGCGGATTTCAGCCCCGCTCTGCACGTTCAGCAGAGACGAACCAAGAACACCGGAACCGTTGAACGCAATCGAGCCGTTGAACGTCGTCGTGACGCTCCCACCGACCGTGAACACGCTTGTGCCCCCGATCGTCAAGGCTGAGTCTGTCACGGTCAGTTGACCGCCTCCAGTGACCGTCAAAAATGCGCCGTTGTTCCAAGTGGCGGTCGCTCCCGTGAGGTAGTTCGTGTTCGAGCCGCTTTGAAGTTCAACAATGCCGCCGCTCGCATTGACGATCTTTCCTCCGGAATCGACCGTAATTCTCGCGCCGTTTCCGATGTGCACGTTTCCAGTGATCGTGTCTCCAGTCTTGTCCACGGCTTTTGCGTGGTCAATATCGAGCTGATTTTGCTGCGCGCTCGTCAGCTTCTCATTGACTGCCCAACCATCTGGTTTTACTCGTGAAAAGCTCATGACATGGGCTCCGGGTCGAATCGTTGGTTATCGAGGTTTCGTTCTTCGTCCAGGTAAAACCCTGCGCCGTTTGGCCCGTCGTTCACCCAATCAAAGTCCATCCACGCGCCAATCAGGTTGTCCATTTCTTCGTAAATACGACCAGCGCGCTCATAAAAAAGCTCGATGGTCATATTGGCTGGACGCTGCAAAAGGATTGCGACGTATCCGAGAGATGAAGCGTATGGCGAAATAGCAGGATCGGCCAAGTCTCCATCGGAAAACGAAGGCCCACCGGGAACGTTTCCGCCTCCAGGGACGTACGTCGTCGCCGTGAGTGGGTCGGAGAATTCAAGCTTGATAAGCATGTCGCCCAAAACGAGCGACAAGTAATCGTTGACGACTTGAAGCGTCGTTCCGGCGCTGAGAAGCGACAGTCTTGCCTCTACACGAGCACGACGATCGGCAAGCGTGTCTGATTCGCTCGGGAAGATTTGCAGAATCTTTTCCCAACGCGGAAGCGTGCTCGTCATTCGCTTTGGGTCGTTCACGTTCCCAAGGCGACGAGCATCGTTGTAGAGCGCGTAAAGGACGCGAGCCGTTGCGTGGTTCTCTACCCATGCAGTTGACCCACGCTCGCGAGCAATGGCGGTCCCTTGTGACTCTGCAAGGGCGTCCTGAATCGCTTCCAATTCAGTCGATGATGCTTGACCGAACTTGAATGGCGCTGGATTGAAACCGCCAAGGCCAGCCATTAGTAAACCCTCACCATGATTTGGACGCCGCCAACATCGTTCGCAACAGCGGACGGGAGCGCCCACATGTAAACGTCAACGATATTCGGAGCGACTTTTTTGACTTGGATATGAATCGGCTCGTTATGCAATGCGGAGCCGTCGCCGTATCGGAAGTTCCAAGCGCGTTGATCGCCCAAGAGATCGTTCACGAACGCCGAAAAGGTGAATCGCCAATGTCCAGTCCCTTGCTTGGTAATCGTTGGACGATATTCGACCGCGTTGCCAACAACGGAATCGAAGTCGACGATCGTCGCGTCCGTCCCGTTATTGGTCCAAACCACGAACAGCCGTTCGCTCATCCGAGACATGGCCGCAGTCGCGGCTCGCGTCGTGTTGCTAGCAATCGAAGGAAGATCAGTAGTCGGGTCGACGACTTCCGAGTAATCGTTCAACGGTCCGGCGAGTTGCTCATAGGAGATTGAATCGGGAAGCATCGTCACTCCGCCGCGTAGAACGCGAGTTTGCGTGGAATCGAGATCGATGGCGCAAGCTGGTAACCTGAGTTCACTGGAGTTGAAGGCGGCAACACAAGGAAGTCCGAGTCTAGCACTTCTTCACCGGAAAGAATGAGCTGTCGGAGCGCGTAAGAACTAACATCCGCTGGGTACTTGTAGACCTTGGCAGGTTTGCGAAGCGCACGCGGGAGAAGGCCAAGGGATGTGGTTTTTTCGGCTGGACCAATAGACGCGAACGTTGTCAAAGCGGAAGCCACATACGCATCGAAACGCTCCGCGTCTGGCGAAATCCAGTCGCCAACCGCGATCGGTGTGCTTGTAGCTCGAACCGACAGAAACACGACGTCGACGACGATGCGCCAATCGTTTGGAAAACCTCCAGGGTTGTCTCGCGAAACCGACTGAACGACGCCGTGGTACACGTAAAAGTCAACCGGGGAAATGTAAGCGATCCGAGTTCCAACGATCGGCGTACCTTCTGCGCGCACGACGAATTCAATCGCGCTTGTCACGGAAATGATCGACGCAAAACCATCGGACGTGTACGGCTTGGGCCATGGATTTGCGTCAAGCCAACCGCCACCGGGGCCGGGAGGCGAAGCGAGTCGAGATGAAGGCAAGTTCATCTCGAACGACACGTCAGCGGGATTGTCAGCAGCGGACGTCACCACGATGTCAGCGAATGTCGGGAACGCGCCAATCACTTCTGGAGCGATGAACGCATCGATCGTTGGCTGGTCAATTTCGCGGCTCTTGTTTGTTGCCGTTGGGGCTCGAACAACGCAAACGTGCAACGTGTTTCCGCCGTAGACTCCAGGGTACACGAACGCCCGCTGGACGTATGAGCTGCGCTCGGCAACTTCCGCAACCTGAGCCCAGTTTCCGCCTCCGGGCGGATTGGCGTAATGGTCGATCACGCGCTCACGCAAGCCTTCGATGTCCTCTTGGTCGACGCCGTACAGAAACCCACCGGGAGCAACCAGAGCTGTCTTGGTGACGAACGGAGGCGGAGACACCCATCGAAGCGTCGTGCCAGCTTCAAGGTTCGTAGAAGTGCCAGTGTCGACCGAGCGGCAAGGAATCTCTGCGCCGTCGACATAAGGACCAGGGACAGTGACCTCGAACGTCAATCCAGCTTCGTCGACAAGTTGCGCGCCGGAAGGAATACCTACAGCGGAATCGGTAGTCGTTTCGAGAATGACTTTTCCGATTGATGGTCCCGCTGGACGTAGGCTCTTTTTGATGATGCGCGCAATGCGGAAAAGCTCTTCAGGGTCATTCTTTCCAGCCGTGTCGGGAAGAGCGGCGTTTGCTTTGAGCTGGACAAGGTTGCCGATGTCTTCGCCGAACGCGCCCAAGGCGTCGCCGCGAAGGTAGTCGAGTGTCCCTTCAGAAACGTTCGGGTTTGGAATTCCGATATCGACAAGACCAGCCGCGACGGTGCGCGTGTAATCGGTGCGAATCTGCTCGCGTGTCTTGACGACAAACTCTTTCGGATCAGCCATTTTCCCACCTCGTAACGTTCGTTTCTCCGTTGGTTAGGTTTTTCCACGTAACGGAGATCGAGACCGCTGTCATCTTTACACGCTCGGAAGTGATCTTGACGATCTCTACCAGTTGGCGAAGGACAAGATCGGAGAGAGCAGCACGCGCCTCTTGTTCGAGCTTTCGCGCAGTCGTCTCCGAGATGGTCTTGACCTTGAACGAGACGCCAAGGTTTTGCACAATGGCGGATCCTTTTAGCGTTCGCAGTGCCAAGTAGACTTGCTGCTGAACTCCGTCCATCCCCATGTGAACGCCGGTCGATGCGTTGCGAATCACGTCGCCCGTCACTGGATTCAATTGGACAGCGTTTCGACGCACGTTCTGAGCGTCAAGAAAAAGCAAAGCGGCCGTCGAATTGAGTCTCGCTGGAGAGCCGAAGCCGAACGGGCATGACCCAAGGGGAGCGCTTCCAATACCTGCGTCGGGCATGGTGCGCAAGGTAGCACAGAAGCGTGCTCAGGTGGATGTAGTGGACGACGACACGAGACCAACGGGCGGAGTATTCGCCACGCCAAGCCCGTTTAGGCCAGCGCCAACGGTAGCGACCCAAGCTTGAAGAGCGGAAGCGTTGACGCAAATCGGAGTCCCACCGGATGAGCCAAGCTTCACAGACGGAGCCTCGATCGTGACGGTGCCAGCCTGGTCAACCGTGAACGTGGACGCGCCAGCCTTGATCGTCACGGTGCCATCGCTTTTGACCTCGACTTTTACGGCTGCGCCGTTGCTGGCGTTGCCTTGTTTGACCTGCATCGAGATTGTCGCCGAAGAACCGTCGTCACGTAGCGACACAATGCCAGTCCCTTGCCCGTTTGGTCCGTTGGCATAGATGCACGTCTCGCCCTCGCCAAGAGCGCCGTAAATGGTTGTCCCGCGCAAGTCTCGGGACGCAAAGCACACGTCGCGGTCTGTGCGCTCCATGGAAAGAACCTGGCACGAGCTTTTCCCAGGCTCCGCTTTCGATGGACGCGAAGCGAATCCAACATGCTGGATCCATTCCGCCTCTTCCGCGACAGACTCACTCGAAACCGAGTCGCCGATCTGAGCGGAGATGGCTCCATTCTTGGAATTGATCGACGTGCCCAAAACATCATGACCGATATCGTTCATTGTCCAAGCTCCAATGTGTAGGGGCGAATGAGCGTCAGCTCGGTTCTGGTGCCAGCTTCTCGGCTCTTGGTGAATGTTCGGCCCATGCACCATAGCGTTTCATGAACGCCAAGAAAGTCATCGTCGACTTCGATGTTGGTATTTGTCGCGTATGGATAACCGTTGTACGTGTGGCCCTTGACGACGTACGTCGCGGTCAAGTATCGGCGCTGGTATTCGGAAAGCTTGCGCCGCGCGAATGCTGAGATCTGCTCAATCGACTTGGACTCGTCGTCTTTGAGAATGATCGGAATTGGCTTTCGCCTTGAAACGATTCGGCTCGTGTCTGGAATAAGACGAGAGCGAAGCGGGAGCACTTTGATTCCAGGATAACGAGCGATAGCGTCTTGTACATGCGGAGCGAATGAGCCATCGGGGTTGACCGCGACAAGCTCATTGACTGCAATTGCCTTCAGGCGAATCTTGGCCATGTCGGAACCGGACGATTGACCGACCGCGAGCACGTAACATGGTTGCGACTCAGCATCCGTCGACGTGGAACCGTCTTCAATGTTGTTTTCGGCGTCGCCATTGAACCGGCGAATCAGGCTATGAATTGGCGCTGTCACGAAGTCTGGCTTGTCCACGATGACTCCAGAACCGTCCGCGGCTGCAAACATCTGAAGACCAAGGCGCGACAAGAGTCGCTCGATGACCTGCATCGCTCCGTCGCCGATCTTTGGCTTCAACTGGTCAAGCGGAAGTTTTTTGAGGTCGGGTCTGTCTTGGCTTACCACCTGCGTGACGTTCTTCGTGTCGTAAACGACGCTCGCTTTCCCAGTAACCGGATCCTTGCGAGACTTTGCTTCCTTGACCGAAAAGGTTTTCGTCTGAGCGCGACCTTTCCCCTTCAAGTAACCAGTGACCACCGAGTAATTGATCTCGTCTCCGATGTAGATCTTCTCGATTCCATACGGAGAAAGGACGAGCGTCAAGAAATCAAACACGGTCTGGTTTGCAGAGATACGAACCTTTGGATCGATGGACGCGGACACGACCGGGCCAAGAATGTCACGCCCCGACAATCGATAAACCATACCGCTGTCACGGTTCGCCGACTTCTCTACTTTTTCGATGACGCCGGTCATCTGCTCTGTCCCCTCAACGAAGATCTGGATCTCTGTCCCCTCGACGAAAACTTCGTTGTACGCGAGCGGCGAATTCGTAGCGAACACGAAATCGAACGCAGCCGCGGGCGTGAGGAAGTCGTGTCGAATCGAATACGATTGCCAGGTTTTGATCTCGCGGTCTAATCCGCGAACAACCATCGTCACGGAATCGACTTCCGACATTCCGTCAAGCAACGGCATGATCTCCGCCTTTCTTTCGTGCCCACGCGGCAAGCGATTTATCGCGCGCGGCTTGCCGCTGCGCTGGATCCGACCATCGCTTCCGTTGAGCTTCGGTGATATTTGCTACGCCATCGGCGGATCGTTTTTCACCGCGTCGACGCTTCGACGCCGCACTCTTGTTCGCTTTCGCATCTGGCGACGAAAGGGCGACTCGCATTTGAAGCTTCATAGACTCGGCAACCGAAGGATCCGACCATCGCCTTTTTGATGTAGCTGCGATCTTCGCCTTCGTTTCTTCGGTGTGCTTGTCGTGAAAGTCGCCGCCAAGGGTCATGTTATACCCGTGATCATACGTGCCGAAATGCGCAATCCACTTAATTTCGGCATCTTTTGCAGCATCCGAACCGATCACTTCTTCCAACACGGCGCCCGAAAAAGATTCCTTGCCATGCTTAGCGATGGCTTGGTGAAAACGTGTCTTCGAGCCTCTTTTGGCCGCCGATACGTGATGAATCCATCGACGCTCCAATGTCATCGCCGTAATACCGATGTACATTTTGAAGTTCGTCGTGTTCGTGAACTTGTAAATGCGGAAAACTTCGCTTTGGCCATCGAGAAGAGTCATGTCAGCTCCGCTTGTAATAAGTGACGAGCGTATTCGACGGGACAACCATGCTAGCGCGCGGCAAGGCTGGATTCAGCGCAAGCAATTCACTGACGGTAGCCTTCAACTTCAATGACAAGCCTACGAGCGTCATTGGTTTTACCGTGACGAACGTTGACACCGTGCGGTTATCATCGAAAGCAAGCTTGTTGCGAATCTCGCGCAAGGTCGCCTTCATGACTTGGCAGTTTGTCCAGATACGACCCGAGCCTGGACCAAGACGACCAAGACTCGTCACGGTTCCCGTGAGCGCGTCCGTCGTCAAAACGTCAGCGCCGCGGTCGATGGATCCGGCAAGTCGATCAAGTTTCGCCACCGTTCGGTCAATCTTTGCAAGAGCCTGCTTTGCCTGAAGTGAAGTCGAGTCGACGATGCCAGTGAGTGATTGCACGACGGAAAGAAACGAATCGTCTTCGTCCGTTTCGGTGAACACAACCGGAGGCGGATTCAATGAGGCGAGCTGAGAATCCAAGTCAACCGCAACGCTACGAGCACGAGACTTTGCAGACTTCGTAAAGGCGGGCTCTTCTCCATCGTCTCTCGTTTCGACGAGCGTCATTGAAACGGTTTGTCCGCCACGTTCGTCCGCGTTCAGCGTGGACTTCCAATCAGTGACCTTGACGCGAAATGTTCCGTAAAGCGGGTGAACGAAGTCGGCCGTCGTGCGGTCGATGCATGCAGTCCTGAGCTGCTCGAAACGGTTGGGGTACAAATCATCCCACGTCTCGTTCTTTCCGCGAGAAATCGTTTTTGCGTAGAACGGAGCAACGATCACGAAAACGAACGGGTTTCGTCCAGTGTTTTCGACGAACGCGCCGTCGCGGTCCATGCTCTTGTGCTGCGGAGCGTCGTGAGAAAACGACTCGTCAATCGACGTTGCAGGGAAAGAGATCCCGCGGAAAGAGCATTCTTGAAGCGTAGAAAGAACGTCCATGGATCACCTTTGGGCCAATGGTTTCGAGCGTGCCGCATCGTTGCCAGAGACGGCCAGTTTGTCGAACATGAGCCCGAGCTTCTGAGCCTTGGGACCAAGCGCGTCCAGACTCGCAAGAGCGCCATCTACGTTTGCGGATGACGACTGCGAAGGCTCAGACGACGAGAGCCCAGGGAGCGACATGGGCGCCAATGGTGCGCCTTGCGTAGGCGAAAGCAGCGGGGCCAGTATCGAGCCGGGGC